TTATACATGTTTTTCCTTTCTGATCAGGCTTTTCAGCCTGTCTATTTCCTCCTGCTGGCTCTGTATAGCAGCTACCAGCAGGGGAATGTAATTGGTATACGGGATCGTAAAATATCTTCCACTATGTCCATACAGAGGAAGGTTTAACCCCTGCTTTCTGCATATCCTACGGACATCCTGAGCAATAAAACCTATACCTGCATGGTCTGTCCGTTTCATATTGTAGGATACCGGCTGGAGCTGTTTGATGATCTGAAGTGCTGTTCCTGTATCTACTTTATGGATATTTTCCTTTAATCTTCGGTCTGAGTACTCATCTATTGTCCCAATGATCGTATTGGCTCTGAGCTTGTCACACCCAATGGTATTGGCGCCTATATCCGCCATGGACGCATAACAATCTACAGAAAAAGTATCCCTGCATGTAAATCTGGATGCAAGTACGGTTTCACCATAAATGGTAGCACCTGTAGCAGTGGTACCGATCTCTATATTTTTTGCAAGGACTTTACCATTCTGATCTACCGTAAACTGACCATCACCAACATTGATACTTCCCTTGAACAGACCTTCCACTACGGTCAGTTTCCCGTCTGCAGTCAAGGAAGAATAGGTGGACGTCCAGCTAAAGCGATTGCCTTTAATATCAATGCCGCCACTTTCAATGGATAATTGAGCCGATACTTCTCCCTTTTTAACCATCAGTTTTATGTTCTCTGCCGTCATCGTGATCTGAGAAGATAATTCTCCTTCTGCAGCAGACGCTCGTTTTACTTCTGCGGCAATCTGTTCTGCAGTGATCGTCAGTTTTGCCTCTGTACGTTTTTCTAGGTCCACCAGGTTTGCTGATACTTCATCTACATTTTTCTTTAAATATGCAGCCTTGCCTTTTAAGCGGATAATGTCCGCGTTGGTCCCCTGCTCTTCCTTTCGTATTTCTTCACCTGTTGCGCTATAGGTATCCTGTAAGGCATGGATCCCTTTCATCGTCCTCTTAATGATGTAAGAAACAATTGTCCCTTCTTCCGACTTGATCAAGCCGGCATCTCCCAGTTCTAAATATGGCAAGCCTTTTAGCAGATTACATTCGTAAGGAACATAAGGTCGGCTGCTCACCATTCCATAAATCCCCGCTGCGATCTGCTGTAATTCATCTGCGCCCTTGCCGTATAGCAGGAAGTTACCTTCTACTACCAGACAATTACCGGTTCCATAGATCGCACCAATATCCTCTTCTTCCTGGCGGATTTGTACTGCTTCAATGGCTTTTACCGTGTAATCTTCAAAAACACAGGATTTATACAGATTTTGTGAAATTGTTTCATCATAGACCTGCTCATTCATTTCACCTGGAACAAGGGGATATAATTCATCTGACGGATACAGATTTTCAGCTGGTGCCAAAATATAATTCGGTTGCAATGCAATATGCTGTAAAATCCCTTCCCGGTCAAAATGGCCAAACACACCATTCATCTGTTCACATGCAATCAAAGTATCCCGACCAGACAATTCTTCTACACTCATTGTCTTTTCAATCAAAATACTGTCATTTGGAAGATAAGATGGAACCTTTTCCGTCACACCAACGTACTGACATAAACTGGATCTGAATTCTTTCAATGTCATTGGAAACGAAAGATTGTTATACCACTGTGCCACATTTACATCAAACAGAGACATCTGATCCAGACCTACAATATCCAGATATTTTCTATCTGTTTCTTTTTCTGCGGATTTAATGATATATACTCCTAAAGGCATCCGATATCCATTGGGATATATGTCATCACCTGGAAACAGGCCTGCTTCCGGCCATATTCCCTCCAGGATCTGATAAACTTCCATTCTGGCTTCTTTTACAACTTCCGTAACATTAAGAAGTGTAATTTTAAACTGTGATGCTTCGCAGCTTCCAAATTCCAGATTTTCATTACTGGACAATGCCTCATCCAGTTCCATTGTTTCCGCTTTTATGTTGCTGCTTGAAAGACGCAGGTAAGGTTCATCTTCTCCTTTGTGATAAAAGTCCAGGATCAGCTGTTTATCTGTACTGTCTGCCCGATACAATTCTTTTAATCGTTCATCCACATTTAACATAAGCTGCCTCCCTAATATTCTGTCAGCTGGATATCAAATGGTTCATAGACCATATCCAGTTTTCTCTCATTCACATGGGAAATCGTATATTCAATATCTGCGATATAAAATACTCCTGACTTATAATCCATTTCCTCATCGTTCCAATACGTGACAGATACCTTTCTTTCCCGCTCTCCTCCTGACACGATTCCCGCATCTATGATCGCTTTAACGACTATCTTTTCACCCAGATACAGTTTCCGGATCGGTACTGTCAGGCTCGTCTTATAATTCGGCGATGTCTGACGGTGGAGCAATGCCGTTGCATCACGGGATGCATCCAGTTCCAGTCTCTGATTAGGTGTACTTTTATATTTCTCCAGATATTTGTTCGGAAGGACGGTATTTCCAAATTTTATAAGCCATCCTTTAAAAGCCATAGTCCTTCCTCCTTACACAAGCAGCGGATTTTTTCCTGTCTGCTTTCTTGCCAACCGGTTACGTTTTACCACATTTTCGTACACTACCTTTCCATCCAGATTGATCATCAGCTGAATGTCTCCACCCAGTCCAGCACCTGCCTCTTTCAAGGCTTCCAGCAATGCCTGCTTGATCGTAGACAATGGAGAGACCACTTCTGCTTCCCGATTGTTATCTCCAAGGATCGCCGCAAATTCTCCGGCCTGTCTTGGAACAACGGTTCCTGTAGCCAGTCTAGGAAGTTTCATTGATGAGACATTAAATCCAAAATGCTGACCACCAGCAAGGGGCACCCAGTCCGGTACATCAAAACTGATACCATTTAAACCTTCCACAATATGATTGATCGCAACTTCTACTGTGGAAATGATCCCGTTAAAAACACTCTTAAATATATCTTTTATACCATTTAAGGCCTTTTCCATATCTCCGGTAAATACGCCCTGTATAAACTCCAGGATGCCGTTTAAAGCGTCTGTTACACCTTGGGCTGCAGTGCTTACTGCTGCAAGAAGCGCAGTAAAAAATCCTCCAACATTTTCAATGGCTGCACCAATAAGCGGGGCAAAACTCTGAACGATCCAGTTTAAAAGCGGCTGCAGTACCTGGTTCCATAAGACGGTTAGGGTATCTGCAACGTTTCCGAATAATTCTACAAAACTTTTAATAAATGGCTGCAAATATTGGCTTTTGACTTCTGTAAATTTATCTGCCACTTTCTGAAGTGCCGGCAATATGTATGTTTCAAATGCTTCCAGAGCGCTTTTATGGATTTCTGTAAGTCCCTCTGTAAATGCGTCAAACATAGGTGCTACATGCTCATCATATGTCTGGTTTATCTGATCAAACGCATCTGTAAACAGATCTTTAAGATCTCCCATTATCTGAGCAGCAACTCCCAGAAGCCCGTCAAATGCCTGTTTAAAACCGGCCGTATTATTTGTAAGAGGCGTCAGCAGGGCGTTTAAAAGATCCCGCCCAAGCTTGACAAACACTTCTGTCAAACCCATGAAGGAGTTGGAAAAAAAGCCGATCAGATTTGCAGTAAATGTCTGCCCGTTTTCATCTGCAAAGACACTGAATACTTCTGCGAAAGCTGCGGAAAAATTTGCCACAATATCTGCTATGTCCCCGGTTATATCAAACATGTCTATGATATATTGCTTGATCCGTTCCTGAGCTTCTTCCAGATACTTTGCAGTGCCACCGACCAGGTTTGCTGCCAGCGTAATACCAACTGAAGCAACAGCCCCTGCAATCACGCCTAAATCATAGACCATTTTATTTCCCCAGGTACTTGCTGCAGCCTGGACTCGCGGATCTGAAAAAATATCAGACAGGCTTTCCTTAATACTCTGAAGCCCTTTCTGGATCGTAGCGAACCGGGAAGTAGTATCTCCTAATCCCACCTTAAATCCTTTGGTGAATAGACTAGACAGATCACTCCATTTCTTTTTTAATGCATCCAGGGCTTTTGACAGTGAGCTGGATACTGCCACCATTTCAAACATCTGGGATGGATCCGTTCCGGAACCGCCGCCTCCGCTACCTGCATTATTTTGACTTAAGACATTTAATTTATCAAAAGCTGCCAGACTATTCTTTGCATCTTTTGCTGCGCTTCCTGTCTTTTTAAGACTTTTTGCATAATCTTCCTGGGTCTTCTTAGCCTTCACAAAGGTGGATTTCCCAGTTAATGCCGCTACCAGTTGCCCGATCCAGGCCAGTGCCTGGGCTATCGCATCAATCAATGCAGTGATTGCCGGTACCGCAACACTTAAAATGGGAGCAAAACCGGCTGCCAGGCTGTTCTTTAAATACAATAAAGAAGAGGACAGACCGGATAATGTCTGGTTTGCGCTTCCGGAATATCTTGCAAGGTTTTGAAAGCCTTCCTTTGTCGCGCTCATCACTGCCATTACCGCCTGCATGACAAAACGCATCATCATCATACGGCTGATCCGGCCTAAGAGCTGCATCCCTTTCCCTGAGTTCTTCGCCGCTTTACCAGCGCCATTTACAGAGTCCCTTAATTTATCCGCGGATGCTTTTGCTTTCTTCTGTCCGGCATCTGCACTTAAAAGGGATTTTTTGTATTCATTCTCTGCCTGGAGCACCTGTTGTAGCTGCACATAAGTCTGGTCATAATCTGCATCTCCAAGTGATATTCCCTGCTGCTCCATTCCCAAAAGCTTACTTCTAAGTGCTTCTTTCTGTCCCTCAAAGGAATTGGGATCAAACTGGACCGGAATTTTAACAGGAGTGGTAAGGTTCTTTTTATAAGTACTCAGATCGGACTGTGCCTGGTTTAAAGCCTTATAGGTGCTGTCATACAAGGCATCACCAAAGCTTTTTCCCTGGCTTTCCAGATCTTTAAGTTCCTGCTTTAAACGATCAATCTTCCCCTGCAGGGAGTCCGCTGGAAAAATAACTGCATCCGGTGTTGGATTTGTCAGTTCCTGCTTGTAATCTTTAAGAGCCTGCTTGACCTTTTCCAGTTTTAAATATGCCTCATCATATTTTTCATCACCAAAATACATTCCCTGACTTTCCAGGTCTTTGAGTTCCTTCTTTAATTCGCTAATCTTCTGTGCAAATTCATTGGTTGCCTTTTCCGCTTTCTCTTCTCCGGCTGCATACTTATCAATAAATTCTATTGCTGCAGGATCATAACCATATGCCGAAGGATCGTCTACCTTTACCCGTCTGGCGGGTGTCGGCTCCTGTTCCTGGTATTCCCCACGATCTACTTTGATGGCATCCATCTGTTCCTGCAGGCTTTTGGTCTGTCTTTCTGCCTGTTTAGCTGACTCTGTTACCTGATCAATCCCTTCAGCTGCCTTGGAAGACTGGGCTGCTGCTGTTTCTGCCGCCTGGCCCACATTATTAAACACATTTGAAATATTGTCAGAAAGCCTGTCAACTGCTTTAGTGAGTCTGTCAAAAGCTTTTTCCAGTGTTCCGGTTCCTTTTTCCAGTCCAGAGGTATCAATTTTTGTATCAAATTTCAGACTGCCATCAGCTGCCATATCCTCACCTCTTTTCCAGGCATCAAAATAAGACGCTGTCACGCGCCTCAGCCTAATAACTTATTCCAATAGTCAATTTCTTCCTGTTCTTCTTTCGTATACCGTTTCTTAAGGTCACAGATCTTTTTATTGTTTCTACGAAATTCTCTTTCCCATTTTTCCAGGTGCTTACCTTTTGCCATTTTCTGCCGGATCCCCAGTACGGTGGAAAAGATACCTTCCCGGATTTCCATGAAATATCCCACAAAGGTCCACCAGTGAATATATGGGACGGATCTTACTTCGCATCCGGCCACCTGGTTGATAGCCGGAAACAGGATCGGCTCATCCTGCTCCCAGTCCATCACCTTGACCGGCATTATATCCTCTTCATCTTCCTGGCCACAGTCCAGGAACCAGAGCGCCTTTTTAGCTGCCTCTTCATAAAGTTCCTTTGGCATATCTGTCCAGCCTTCATACAGGATCTTACACATAACCACGTGAGCTTCTTCTACCGTAAGCTCTGGATCATTAAACGCCTGCATGATCACCAGGATATCCCTGTAGTCCGTTCTGATCTTCCATTCCTTTTTGCCTACCTTAAGAGTGACAGGAAGCTGGCCTAACCGGATCATTTTGTATAGCCGGCCGTATACTTCTGGATCCGCTTATTGCTTGCCTCTACTCCGGCTTTCATGTTTTTCTTGATGATCGGCATCAGACCGTTCATAACGGACTCAAACAGGAGCTTTCCGCCTTTTACTGGTGAAAATGGAGACTGACCATTAAACAGCGTGTCATAAACGTCTGCGTTAAAAATAGCATTAAAACAGTCTTTTACGCCCTGCTCTGCTTTCTTCCACTCAATACTTGCATTTTCATCTGTTGGATCTACGGTACCGTCCTCCAAAAGCTTGACGTTGCCCTGAAGCTCATCTTTCACATGCCCCAGCTTCTCCATTTCATCCATGCAGCGCTGCCACATATTCAGATCAGAAGGATTAATCCGGATCACACGGTCCGGATCATCATTTATCATGTACTCCTTATAACCTTCATCAAATTTAAGGCTTTCCATATATAGTCTCCTTATTCACTGTCAGGTGTAAACGTCTTTGTTTCTAAGGCAAAAGTTCCCTTTACTCTGTTGCCTGTATGATGTACATTAAACGGGATCTGATAACCGGTGGTATCTCCGCCATAGCTTGACACTTCAATAATCACATCTTCGCGATAAGCCACATAAGAGCCTGCTGCTCCAGATGCCGACTCCCAAAGGTGTACTTCAACAACGGTAGTTTTTAAGTCATCTAGGGTCTGACGTTCATCAATGATCCCCTGAAGCCGTTCAAACATAGGATCACCCACAACCGCATAAAACGGATCTGCCGTAGCCTGTGGCTGGTAGCTGTCCAATGTAACGGATGTTTCACCCAGAATATTGTTCTTGGTATCCACATTGGCATTCATTTCTACGTTGTATTCTTCCAGGTCTTTTCCTAAACGGACATAAGCTGTTTCCTTTGTGCCCGGAAGAGCAGAGTCAATAAAGTTACCCATGAATTTTCTTTTGATCTTCTGTCCTGCAATAGGTGCTTTATCTGCCATTTATTCTTCCTCACTTTCTACTTTGTACTGGGCATAGATCTGCAGCTGATACATAACGCCCTGATCAACGGTATCTCCCATCAGGCCCATGCTCATGGCATTGGCTGTGGTTGCCTTTAAAAATGTGGCCTCTTTCACTTCATCACCCACATTTACTTCTATTCCACTCTCTTCTGGAAGCTGCTCTAGCCAATAGGCCAGTTCCAAAAGGAAATTGCTGTTTGCCAGCCGGTTGTAATCTGTAAAGGACTGTCCCACTGCATACATAACAAAGTTATGCCTGCGGATCTGATTACCCAGGATATCTTCTTTCACCAGGCTGTCACCATTGCTGGACAGGCCGTAATTAACCGGATCCGGTTCTGTAAAATCAATGTGAATATCATCACCGGTCAGAAACTCGGATATCTTGGGATATTCCGTTAGTTTCTGACGCATATATTCAATGATCGTCATATCCTGCCTCCTCTGCTAAGCACTGCCTGCGCCGCCTGAAGGATATCATCCTTATGATCTGCTTTCATACGTTCAAACCATTTCTTTCCGCGCATAGGAGCACCAGCATAAGTCAGCTCTTTTCCTGTTGGTACCTTGATCTCATTTTTCTTCGCCCAGGCACTTCCAGTTGTTGGTGACACATAAAGGATGCCTTCATACAGGTAATGAGCAAACGGACCGGGAGTATCAATCTGGCCTGAACCGATTGTAGTGGCAGCCACCATCAGGTGTTTCAGCTCGCCGGCCTGACGCCTTGGCATATAATCACTCATATAGCGCATACATTCACTGTCGATTGCTGCTTGCACAGGTCCATTTTCAGCAACTTTATGTCTACGCCGCATTTCTGCCGTAGAAAGCATTTTTATAACTATTTTCATGGTTACACCTCCTACTTACAGGACAGCTCATAATGCTGGACCGCTTCACTACCATACAACCGTTCATCCACAGTTGTAACTGTTACATATCCATGGCTTGCTTTCAACGCTGCCAGTGACTTTGACATGGTTTCCTGACTGCTGCAGTCTATTTCGTCTTCAACGATACCTTTTACAGCCAGATCCTTTCCCTGGGTAAACGTAAGTGGATTGCAAAGACTTTCCAGCGGGATTACCAGAAGAACTGACGCTGCATCACGCTGGCCTGTTTTTAGAAAAGTAGACTGCCTCACATCTTCCCAATAAACATCTTCAACCGGTATCCGGATGTATCGCATATCCTTGCCGCATTTGTGGTATAAATACAAGGTTACATCTGCATTAGTAAACATCAGCACACCCCCTGATAGCATAAACCGGTATTTTCCAGCCATTTCTTAACGATCTGGTTTTGCTTCCTTATGGCAGCTTCTGTTAATTCCTGCGAAGATCCATAGGAAGCCGAATAAGTTCCGATCTTTTCAGAAGTCTTTCCGGATGCATTTTTTTCCGTCTTTTCCTGCCGACAGATAACCTCTGCCAGTTCACAGCAGCATAATTTTGCTTCTTCCGGAACATCTTCCATAATCGTCAGCCGTCCGAATGTATACTGATCCATGATCTGGCTTGCCTGTCTGGCATAAAAAGGAAAACCGGAGCTGATGGCCGCTTTCCTTCCAAGAAGATATTCATTTTTATAAAACTCTTCATCTGCATAAACCATCAGCTTTTTTCCTTTCTTTTATCACGCATTTTTGATAAGGGTTACATCCTTCGTTACTGCAGATGCAACCACCGTTACGGTCTCAGTGATCTGACTGTATCCGGTCTTTTTGATCTTTGCCGGATATGTACCAGGTCGCAGGTTAAATACTGCTTCGCCTGACGCATTGGTCTTTAATCTGGATCCATTTACATCTACAATAGCACCTTCAATTGCTTCCGGACTTCCTGCGTTATCCTTTACAGTAAAGGTTACAGTCTGAGTAGTTACCGGTGTTGCCGGTTCCAGATAAGCAAACGGGCAGCCTACACGGTCCTCATCCATTCTGGTTGCCGGATTTGGAAGAGCCCAACCCATACGAAATACAATACGCAGAGCTACCATATCCTGCTGAGCCAGGTTATAAACGATATCCTTAGTGATCGGATCCTGGATAACTCCCTGGTCAAGGATCTTTACAGTAACGTCCTGACGAATTGCATATACCGCCTGCTTAAAATCACCTACGATTAGTTGAGCAATGCTGTTATCATAAGCACCGTTCTGCGGGAAATACATAGGCGCACCGTCCAGTGCGTAATTAGTGGATCCCTGCATGTCGCTCTTAAAAATCGGTGTTCCGTCCGTTGCCTTGATGCCTCTTAACTTTGCTCTCATACCCATGGCTGCCAGAGCGCCAGTTGCCATGTAACCATCCTCTTCAACTTTGGAGATCACGCCATTCTCTCCCAGAAGCAGGTTGTAATAATCCGGAGTAGATCCAGGTGCTACGTTGTTGCCTGCCTGACGTGCCAGGGTGATGATATCGTTCTGCCATACTCTCGGGCGATTTACACCGAAGATGATCGCAGAGTCTACTCTCTGGCCGATTGCTTCATTTACTCTTGGAGTGATCTCACCAAAAATATCAAACTCCGCATCATCTAATACTGCCTCTGGGATCGGCACGATAACAGCCAGCTCAGCTGCATCCAGATATACGTTATCCCAAGCCTGGCGGCTGGTCTGTTTCATACCAGTGTCACCATCCACCCAGTACGCAGTTGGGAGGAAATCCAATACACGGATCCTGGTCTGGTCACTGGTCATGTTTGGCAGCTTTCGTGCCATGCTCATAAATACGGACTGCTTCGGTGCGTCCTGAAAAATGGTAGATACTACCTGTTCGCGGATGATTGCCTCCGCATCAGATCTGCTTGTAATATGTACTGGCATAAATCAATTACCTCCTTATTCTCTTCCAAAAATACTTCTTAAGGCTTCATTTGCCCTTGTCTTTGTGTCCTCAGTTCCTTTACCGCCCGATCCAGGAGTATAAGAAACCACTTTGGGTATCTGTGTGTCCTGAAACAAATAGGCATTGTCTTTCTTGACTGCCTCCAGAGCAGTTTTAATATCCGCTTCCTGGTTCTTGCTGGCTTTCAGCTTCTCTACATCCATGAATGGCATTACCGCTTTCAGATCACGGGGCTTGTACCCTTCTGCAGTAGTCTTTAAAAGATCATTAAAGTCACGATCCGCAATCTGCTTCTGGTACTCCGCATCCTTGGCTGCCAGATCTGCGGTCAGCTTGATGACTTTTCCCTGCAAGTCCTGAACATTGACGCCCTCAAAGCTTTTCAGGGTTGTCTGGGCTGTATCCAACTGAGTCTTATAGTTATCTCTTTCTGTCTTTATGGCTTCAATATCCCTGCCATTCTCAGCCATAATGTTGTCCACCTGTTCCTTTGACAGGCCCATGTCCTCTAAAAATTTTCTCTTCATTTTCTTCCTTTCCCACTACGCTTTTTACGGGGTTGCTTCCCTTGTGCTGGTAGTTTTACGTCATTCCGGACAATTTTCTGCATAAAAATAACACGCATCTCTGCGTGCCTACTGCTCGATCTTATTACATTTGGTACACCGTCTTACATAACCGCCATAAGGACCGGAAGCCCGGCTCCAGTGCTTGCGGTAGTGATGGCAACATTCTTTTTTCTTGAAAAACCTCTGCCAGATCCATGATATAAGTCCCGTAAGATCACCTTCTTTCATTTGCGACGTCGCAATTATTCTTCATAAATCACGTCTAACCCATAAGCTATTGCGGCATCGTGTTCAATCCGACACCCTCTAGCCTTTTCCCAACCCTTGCAGAAATAAGCTGCATGGCAAAGGGACATATTTTCCAGACTTTTAGCAAGGAAACAAAGAGGTATCTGTACCACTCCACGTTCTTTCATCTTTTCATTGCTATACCATTCATCAGTAAACAGGGTGTTTACAATTTCATAACCTTTAGCTTCCAGTATCTTAATCGCCTGTTCCCTGGTTGCAATAATCTCTTCATCTGTTTTTCCAGCCATGGGCTGACTAAGCATTGCTTTCTTCATCTTCTTATCCTCTCTTTCTTAAAAATGGGCACAAAAATACCACCGGCCTACTGACTGGTGGTATTTTTTAACTTATTTCTGATTTTTTCTTTATAATCCTCAATTCCATTGTACTCATCCCAATTATATGGCGGAAATGGTGTGACAAAAGTCTCTTTCCACTTTGCCCGAAGATTTTTCATTTCATCATCCGTTTTTAAGTACTGAATTAAGTCCATCTGAAACATCCTTCATAATGTTTTAACAAATGGTATCAATAATTATGCCATTTGCATTTCTTACAAATTGTTTCCCAATCGTCTTTTTTCTTAAATCGATCAGGAAGCTTATCTGCTTTTAAACGCCCATCAACTGCATCTACATTTTCGATACAATCAATATCCTCAATCATTTCATCCACAAGAGGACATTTTACGAATCTATCATCTTCCATGTCTCACTATCTCCAATGCTTTCAAAATGTTGTCAGAATACTCTTCCCGCTTAAATGCAGTACGGATAAATGCATCCGATGTTCTTACGTATGCAGCTCCATCTTCACTGTAGTACCGCTCGAACTGCCCCTTCCAGACGGTCTCTGAAAATGATGCCCGGCGGATAAAACCTTTTGCTTCGTCAAAAGTTACTTCATGCTGCCGTTCATCGTTAATGTGTTCGCTGTCAAAGCTGAGTTTTTCAAAATCCACTTTGCTCGGTTCAAGATTAATCTTTCCTCGGAAACCCAATTCCTTTAACTCTGATTTTATTATAGCAATTCTCTTCCGTTTTTCAATAGCTTCCAGTTCTTCCTTGGTCGGATTAGCCTCGCCAACCTTCAACCGCTCCCTCTGCTGCCGCAGGCCCATAGCCTTTGAAAATTCCACATAGGTCTTTTCTGTTAATCGCTTCCTGCATCTGGCAGCAGTCAGGTCATCTTTATCAGCTCTGGCCTTTTCCAGGAGCTTAATGTCCTGTTTCTGCTTCCGGATCGTGCGTTCCAGCTTCCGCTGATACTGCAGCGCCGCATATGTATCATACTCTTTACCATGAAAGGACTTCTTTTCATTCTCTTTCCTGTTCTGCTCCACAAGCCACTCATCTGTGTATTTACGTTTTGAAATACCAGGAATAAAAGGAAAACGGATGTGGTAGCAGTTGATCCCAGCAAATCCCAGCATCTCTCCCAAACCACAGACAGTACGCATTTCAGCAGAGCTATATACTTTGCCCTGCCAGCTTTGGTGGTTCATGTATCCTGTTCCCATATTACGGGCTCCTAAATGCCATTCTACTTCCCAGTAGTCCGTTCCCAGCTCCTTTGCATTATGCTCATTCACCTTATCGGTCATCTGCGCAATGCCGGTCATAACAGCCCTCCTGGCAGCCACCTCAATGCGGTCTGACTTTCCTGACGCATAATCAACCACCCGAACGCCACTGGATGTCATTTCATCGATCACATCACCGATTGCCTGGCTGTATGTCTTAGCGCCAGTAGTGATCTTCATCACGGCTTCATCTAAGCTGCGTTCCAGATACTCAGACATAGGAGTAAATACTTTTTTCCCGTTTCCCATTGGCACATTAAAACCGGTTGTCTTTGTGATATTCTCCATGAGTCTAAGACTATCCGTTGTCTGATCCTTTACTGCCTGCACCACCTGTTTCAGCCAGTCATTATCCTCATACGGGATCGCATCCATGCCTGCAGCTTTGTAGATCTCACTATTTCTCACATAATCAGATCTTGCTGCAGTTTCATAGATCTCATCAATATCGATCCCTGCAGTTTTTACACCTTCCCGCAGGATCTCTTTGATCCGCTTCTTACTCATGCCTATGGCAGTCATACGATTAAGCAGCCAATCTGTCACCGGCGTGATCTGGGAGCATTCCCAGATCCGGTTTACGACCTCTAACATGATATCCATTTCCAATGCTGTCATGGTACGTTCTAATGGCTTCGGCAACTTTTCAAGTTCTTCCGGCGTCAATCAGATCACTCCTCTACGTTTGCTGGTTCAGGAAGGTTCTTCTGGGCTTCTTCCAGTGTCTCTCCATACCACTTGCTTCTGTACTCTGCCAAACTCATTACCCCCATGGCAACATCCGCCCGGTCCGTCTGCCGTTCCGCCTCTGCATCCACCACAATGCTGTCATCCCAGTCAAAGGAAACCTGATAGTCATTGCCCGGTGGTACCAGGCCATACAAGGAAGCCCAGAAGTTCATGGCATATACCAGATCTTCCAGAGCAGTCTGTAAAGCAAGCTGTGTATCTGACACAAAGGTATAGGAGCGCTGCTTGCTGGTCTTGATCTCCGTTGCTGTCTTATCTACATTCTGAGGATCTGAAAGCGTTCCATAAGCCAGACAGCAGGCAAATTCTATCAACTTCAACTGATTATTAAATCCATTGAATAATGCTGTATCCCGGATCTCCGGAGAAAATGTATCCATGAAAGGCTTGTCTGTTGCTCCAGTGTTATACTCCACGTTGCGGTATAACCTGTCCTGGCCGCCGGGGTACTCAAACTTATCCAGGTCACGGTTATACTTAAGCATTGAAGTTGCCACATGCACTGCCAACTGCGTGCCCTCATACTCCCAGCAGATATTGGAATAACGCCTGTCTCCCTCTTTGATCAGCTCCACCGCTCTGGAATATACGGATACTCCCAATGGGCTTCCCGTATCATCCGCATTTGCAAGTGGTACCTTAAAATACCCAAACAGAAGCCGATCGGCACCCTCCAGCACTGCTTCCGGCATTAATTCTGACCACCTATCCACTGCATTTACACCGATCTCGCTTCCAAGGCTGTAGACATTGGTTGCAACAAAGGCCCTGTTTGTGATCCGGATCTGTTCTCCCTGCAGCGTATGGACTTCCAATCTGGTATAGATCTTCTGTCCTTTCCGGAACTGCTCCGTAAACACACACTGTTGGATCTGGCCGGAGTCGTCAAAAGCAAGAGGGAAGAAACAGTCTGCCTGTACATACTGAATTGCAAGACCTGTTTTTGTAACATACGGCTTTAATATCAAGCCACCTTTAGCACAGCCGTACTCCACATATCTACGGATACTTTTCAACACTTTTTTCTGATACTGCTCATTCAGATAAGTGGCGGAAGAACCTCCTGTTATCTCCGACTTCATTTCCAGGGTAACAAGTCTTGCAACCTCAGAGGCAATAGCCGCCGGCAGCTGCGCACTTTTCACTTTTTTCCGGTCCACCCATGGGGCATTATCTTCATACATAGCCGTCCATAGCTCTATCCTCCGGGCCATTTCAGAAGTCATGCAGACATCAACCTGTGTATCCGAGTCCTGATTTAAAACCTGCGTGATCGCAGCCAGCATTTTAGAAAATTTCATTGTTATCACCTCTATTCATACCGGATAAACCGGCTGATGTCCCGCTCAAATGTGTACTCAAAAGCATCCAGCGTATCAATATCACTGGTACCGTCATCCAGTCGCACATCTTCCACAAGACTTTTCTTCTCGTCCCACAACGCCGTTGTCAGGGCATCTTCCAGGCTTTGACACTGGTCTTTTACATAGAAAAAGCGGTGCTGACCAAGCATCCGCTGCATAAAACGTATTCTGTCATTGATCGTTGTCTTCAAAGCATTCTCGATCCGGATCCAGCCAAGCCCCGCCTTCCTGACCGCTGTCCTCATACCTGCGATCAGTGTCTGCTCTGCACTGTCACAATAGACAACCGTGATAAATCCATACAGGTTGATGATCTTCAGGCAAAAGTCAACAAACAGCTCTCCAAGCTTATCCGGATCAATGCTGCCATTTACACTCATATGGCGCTCACTGGCAAGAGCCGTAATGCTTTGATAAGCTCTGGAATATGCTGTAGCAACAAAGGCATGTCCTGATCCTGAACCACCAAAGTCAACGCCAATATTGATCTGTAAAAGGCTTTTAGGCTTCTCATAGATTGCATATGGGTTAATGCCTCCACTGGATGTCGCATCACACATCAACTTATACACAGAACCTTCCGCAGCTACCCACAGGCCACGGATGTACCGGTCATACAAGACCGTTCCTTTATATTCCTTGCAAAGCTCATCCACAAATACCCGGCTCAGAAATGGATTATCGAAGATCTCATATTTCTGGCAGTAAATGTCCGCATCAGAGTCCAGGAACTTTTTAAACCAGTGCTGTGGGGCATCCGGGTTACAGGCTCCGTCAAAGCAGGAATACGGCTTATCCAGACGGGATTTAAGCATGTTAAAGACATCCGGGTTCCAGTCTACAACCTCATCACCGTAGCAATACTTTAGTGAAGATCCTCGGATCTTAGATACCTGGCTGACTTTCTCAGCACCCAGGCAGTAAACATCTTCTCCAAACATAGGGCAGATGTTTTGAGAATTAATATCACCTACCAGGTTGGCTCCCCAAATACGCTGCAACGGTTCAATGATGTTTCGCTGAATCGTGCCCTTAGAAACGCCCAGGATCGCCACTAGACCCTCTTTTCCTCTCCTGGCACGAATTCTCTTAGGGATTACATAATAGTCCATATAAGTCTTTCCGGAACGTGTCGCACCAACCTTAACATTCCAACGGTGGTTTGCATTCTGGAAAAACTCCTGCTGTTTATCAGAAAATGGCATACTACACAACCCCTTTGATCTCACTAAGAACCTGATCCAAACGACTCAGCTCCTCTTCGTTGTCAGTACCCTTAAGTTTATCCGTCTGGGCCTTGATCTGAGCTATACGGGCTTTCTGTTCATCACTTGCAAGATCCCAGCGTTTGTGCAACAACTCATCATACTGTTTAACCAGACTGCGAAGCTCCGACTGTGCCCGGGCCTGGGCCTGTAAGAATTTTCCCTGCTTGTCCCAGGCGTGCTGTACCTCCCAGCGTTCTCCGATTATGTTGCCGTCCTTATGCTCAATCTTTTCGATTGTCTTATCATCCCGGTCACGCACATACATGATCTGCTGTGCCCGGATAATTGCAGCATAAGCAATCTGGATCTGATCCCAGAGGACATCCAACGGATCCGTTGGCATTTCCTGGATAATAGAAACGGTCTCCTCAGGCAAATACTTGCTGAAGAAACCGAATTTTTCTGCTTTCTTATTTCCCGGAGGTCCGCCAGAACTATTATGGTTTCCTGGCTGGGCGCCCCGTTTACGTTTTTGCGAACGCTCGTTTTTCTTGCCCGAACGTTCGTTATCCCATTTATGCGTACACTTCCAACGGCGGACCGTCCCTTCCGGCAGATTTAGTTGACTTGCAATCTCAACCAATTTTTCGCCTTCCAGATACATGGCCTTCGCCTGTTCTATTCTTGGATCCGGCGTTCTGGCCATGTCCGATCACCTCGCTTTCGTCGGTTTTGGGTATAGAAAAGGAGCCACGCTGGGTGGCTCCATATATAACTGCATGCGTTTGTTATATAAAAAACTGTATAAAAGTCATTAATCCAAACACAACTGATAAAACTAACCCCACTTTAGTCATTGCGTCTTGTTTCTTACTATTTTTTTCATTCTCCATATTGCTATCTTTTAGCGTTTTTAATTCTACAGCAATACGATTAACAACGTTTTTTCCTTCATCAACTTTTTGACTTTCCAAACAATCTATCAATTGTTTTAATATTAAAAAATCAGTGCCCTTGATTTGTTCCAAGGGATTTCGTAATTGATACTCAGCCAAGAATTTGCTAATAGCAATTTTATAATCATCAATATTCTCGCATTCTACTTTTATCTTACCTGAATTTATATCTAATATATGACATTCTAATAGCACTACAACATTACTAAATTTCTTATTCAATCTTTCATTTTTCATAATGCGGTTTCTAAAAAGAATATCAATTTCTGAAATACATTCATCGTAATTTCTTGTTCTAAAATAAGTTTGCAATATGCTTTTTATAGCCCCAACCGTTGACTTATACTCAATTTTATACCGTCTTGTCTCAAATGTATCTATAATCAGCCCAAAGAGTGATATATACATAAACGCAGCAAGAACAATAACTACAATTATAAAAATAATTTCAGATTTCATTTTATTTCTCCATTTTAACATTTTTCTTTCATTTTATATCATATAATAACCATTTACAACACAAAAAGACACCCTTTCTCAAGGATGTCTTTCATGCTACCTGGAATGTCCGGGTGGAGATCCCTAAACCAGGTAAATCGGAACGGAAGGAATTGAACCTTCGACACGCTGGATATAAGCCAGCTGCTCTACCACTGAGCTACGTTCCAAGGGGGAGGCAACAAGCTTTCACCTGCTGCCTAGTGGGGTTTGACGTAAGCCGTTGGCTGTATGCCTTTGGCTTCCACTCTATTGTATTCCGAAACAACCGAATAAAACGAACTTTTTACAAAATATTATGCTCTTTTAAATACTTGTCTCTAATCATCAGCCTTGGATAATCTGGACTATTACTGTATCCAATCTTTGCAGCAATCCTGTCCCACGTCATTCCCTCTATGTAAAACATTCGGAACACATACCGTGCCTGACCGTCTTCAATGGATCTTATCCAGTCTTCCACAGCCTTGCAACGTGCCTTCTTGTTATCCAGGATCTTCTCCCGGCGGTCATGTAGCTTCCAGTCAAAGCCAGGAACGGCTTTCGGTTGAGGATAGCCTTTGCGGTAGTCCATAACAACACTGACGCCGATCCCGTTATTCCCTTCCATCATCTCTACCAGTTCCAATTCTAGGACTACAATTTCTTTCTTAAGCTTTCGGTAACTGCTCAGAATCTTCCTGGTTATCTTTATCTTCGCCAATGGTATCACCTCCTCTTAACTCCGGATCCGGGCAGAGGCTTGTCCCCGCATAGGCTGGCATCCTGGATGACCACGTTGTAGGCTTCGGTCCGTTGATTATATCCTTATCAGCTGCGGCTATGGCACTGCGCCTTTGCAGCTGGTTTGCTTTTCTCTGGGCATCTGACTTTACTAATCCCATTCTTCGCATCCTCTCCCTTCTTGCGCATGGCGGCTATTACATACTCCACGTTGGGGTTTATTCGTTTCCACATTACGCTGCTTTACCGGTATGCTTCTGGTCTTTTCTTTCCAGGTACAGCTTTACCAGTGTGTAAATCTGGCGAAGGAATAGGCTGTCTTCTATACTGTTTATGTTCTGGATGATGTACTGCTTTACATGTTTGCTATTCATAGGCTACCTCCTTTAAATTTCAGTTTTCCATATCAAACTCTTCGCAAATTTCCTCGTAATACCTTTTTTCATCCGCAAAATGATCGTACACCATTTCCTCTACCATCATTTTGGCATCATGCTCACACATTTCCTTGCCGGTCAGCAAGTCCCAGTCTGTATCGAACACATTCGATATTGTAAGCCAATTTCCCTCTGAATCTCTAAACAACTCCACTATGACTTTGGGATCATCTCCATGATGCCCGAACACAAGCGTGTGAACCACTGCGCCGGATGGTTCTTTGTTCTCTACCCACTTTTTCATAGTATCCTCCAAATCTTAATTTTCTTCCACCTCTGCCCTGTATGGCTCAGGCAACGGCATCCATGCATTCACAAATAAGTTCTGGCTGATGCAAGTATCACATCCATCATCATCACCGATATACCATGCTCCACCACCATCATTATCTTTTTCATACCGTCCGATCATCGGAAGCGAGAAATTCTCAAATGACATCAGGACATATTCATCTTCTTCCGGAAGTTTCTCTTCCACCGGGATCCATCTGCATTTCTTTACATATTTCGCTACAATTTTTATCAAATTGGCACTAAGCTCTATGAAATTCTCAACATCTCCTGGGCTGCATTTTGTATTCTCATAGGCCATCAGCTTAAACAACGCCCCATACAGCTTCTCTGCCACATCTTTAGTAAGCACTTGGCCTACTCGCAGCTGCTCCCACCTGACACCCTTCAGGCACCAGTTACCCAGCTCATCCTTTTCTGTTAATCTCTGCATTTCCTTCCTCCATCTTCTTCAAATGCTCGCATACTGTACTTGGTGCAAGCTGCATTTCCTCAGCGATCTGCTTCATGCTCCATCCTGCATTGTGGAGCGCCTTCATTTTTCCAACATCAATCTGCTTTTTGTTTGGTGCTTCTGACTTTGGTGGCTCCGGCTTCTCCTTGGTTTTCATAACTGCCTTCTCTTCCACAGCCTTTGACTCTGTCTCTCTTTTTTCTTCCTCCAACACGATCCGGAAGAACTCACATCCATCCAGGATCTTCTTCAATGTCAGGAACTCATAATCATCCAGGTTCTTAGGTTCTGGTACTACCGGCTGGAGCACTCCCACCATCAGCCCTCTTTTATGCAGTTCCAGTGCCTCATCGATTGCTATCTGTTTTATGATCATTGTCTTTCCCCTTCCTCACGCACTCTCTATGCATGTGCAATACCGTCCCTCTCTTTGTCTTGATCCACTCGGCATCCCCATTGATCACCTTCTGGCAGATGCAGCAGACCAGAACAGATATCTTCTTTGGATCATTCATCGGGTTTCCTCCTCCAAAAGGCTGAACGCTGCCAGCATCAATCTGCCGCACACCGTAGCACCTCCATATTTCTTCATGATCTTCCCGAAGTCTGCCGTGGCCTCTTCCCAGAAGCCCGGATCAGCAGGGCGGCCATGATACTTCAAATAAAAGTTATAGGAGTCACACCACACACCTTTCGCAAGCACTGCCTGTTCTTCATTCCTTGTCATAAGATGCACCCCGCCTTCCTGTAATGGGTCTTGCGCCGCTTAAACTGGTTCTCGCAAAACTGAATGTCATCCACGTAGTCATAACACACGGCATCATTCTTTCCCTCTGCCTTTCTGGCGATCCGTCCAATGGACTGTGTGACTACCGCATAATCTTTCTGCGGGGATACCAGGAACAGCCGGTCAAGCCTTGGGATGTCCAGCCCTTCTTTTGCCAGGCCAAAGGATGCAAACAGGATCTTCTTTCTTCCGGTCCTCATATCTTCGATTGCAGCTTCCCTCTCCGCCTTTCCTTTTTTGCTGGTCATGCCGCCATCGATCATGGCGGAAGTGCCTCTCAGCTCATCCGGCAGCAGATCCCTGATATTTCTCAGCTGCTCCAGCCTGCTTGCCAGGATCAGACAGGAATGACCCTTCTGGCTTACCAGATCCTTAACGATCATCTCATTTCTCTCCCTGTTTTCTCCCAGGTAAGAAAGCAGTCCGTTATAATCCAGGGTCCCGTCCGTATCCAGACAGCTGCGGCTGACCGTTATGCCTGTATTCCTCTGCAGGATCCGCACCTGCATGGTCTTATCTGCTACTGCTTCATCCGGTACCTTATAGATCACCGGCCCCAGTACAGCAAACGTGCTTTTGATCATCCCATCTGAACGATGCACGGTAGCTGACAGGCCATATTTATGTCTTGCAGCCAGGCTGTTCATCACCTTGTAAAACATCGTCACCTGCGTTGGTGAACCGGCCAGCCGGTGGCACTCATCCACGATCACCACATCCCATGTATACCGGAACTGTCCCAGATCGATCCTGCAAAGGGTCTGGACAGTGGCAAATGTCATATGGCTGCCGACCTGGGCTTTCCCTGCCGTGATCGTTCCCAGTGTCTCAGGAGAAAAATACTGCTCTGCCCTGGTCTTTGACTGGATAAGCAGATCCTGCGTATGGGTGACCCACAATACCTTGCGTCCAAGCATCGCAGCCAGGGCAATGCCCATCTGTGTCTTTCCTGATCCGCAGGGGCTCTGTAAGATCCCGCAGCTGGCATGTCCCATGGTTTCCACTGCCTCCTTCTGGTAGTCATACAGGGGAATGGTGCCTTTATAATCTAAGATCCCATTATCAGCCAGATGAATGCTTATCTGATCTTTTTCTGAAAGGAACTGCCGTACCTGCTTTCCCACCCCGGTAGGAACGATCAGGTCTGAACCATCCACATGGTAGAGCCAGAGGTACTTTGGTGTATTGCCTACCCAGAGTCCCCTGCGTTCCCTTTCCCGGTACTGCGGGTTAGGGATGATCAGATTTTCCTGCGCCCAGTCATACAGTTCCTTGGAAGTGTCCCTGATCCGTATCTCAGACCCAATCTCTACAACCATTGTTCTTCTTATCCCCCATTACTACAAGATCTTCCAGCCAGTCCTCTAACGTCCTCCCATACATTCCGATCAGATGTCTTGGGACACTGCTCTTCCCATTGTCGCGGATGATCCTGGCGATCTCATAATCCACCAGATAGATCACCTGGTCCGGATACCGGATCGCGAACATCCCGCGCCGGTTCCCTGTTGTATCAAACAGCCTCATTGCATTGAACTGGTTTTCTTCCACCCTTCTCAGGCTGAACATATCTGTTTTGCAGTCCTTGCAGTCAAACAGGTACGCTTCCCCATCCCTTGCAGCGATCACATCGCAGGGTTGTCCGTTCTTGTTATCCTGGAAACGGTGGACCCAGAAGCCTTCCGCTGCCAGCCGGGAAGCAAATTCTCTTTCAAACTGTGTCCCGGCTGATTTATTGCTCATTTTCATCTGTTTCTATCTCCTTTCCTGCCATGGTCTAACCTTTTTTCAAGATAAGCTAACCAAAATCTAACCTTAAAAATGCCAGCAAACCCTTGATTTACTTAATGGTCTAACCGTCTAACCTAAAATCCGGTTGCATATACCAACATTTTTAAAGAAAATTTAACATTGTGATATATTTAACGTTAAATTTTCTACAATAACTTTTTCCTACGTTACGATATATTAAAAACAGGTTAGACTGGTTAGACAGGTTAGACTGTATATAAAAAAGCCAGTTTTTATGCGGATTCCAGAGTCTAACCTAATTTTTTTTTAGGTTAGACCAGGTTAGACCCTAATCAAAGGGAAGGGGTTCCTGATCATTACCCTCAACCAACATGAATCCATCTTTATCTGTCGCGTCATCATCCTGCGGCAGCCTGAACTTGATGTAACTGGACTTGATCCCATACACCTTTGTGCTATGGATAAATTTCCCCTGGGAATTACGCACCAGATACCCTTTCTCTGACCATTTCTTACTTACCGCTGTATAATCAAACCCATTCTGGTCAAGGAACGCCAGGAGCACGTCTCTGTTTACGATCAGCTTGTCCTCATCTATCTTGCCCCAGACTTCCCCTTTATTGGGTGAATTATCCGCCTTGGGATCCTCAAAACGCACCGGGTTCTTGGCTGCCCAGTTGAGTACCTGCTGGTAGGCACGTTCCGCCACATCCACATCAAAGTTACTCTGCAGGTATTGTTTTACCTGGCTGACCTGTAAAGCCCGCTCTTCTGGAAAGAAAAGCTTCACTGCGATCTCATCCGCCAGCAACATACAAGACATTGCCATTGCCTGTTTATCCGTTGTATCCAGCTTACATAACTGCTCAAATATTTCCCGGTACCGGTCCATGATCCGGTTTAAGTCCATTTCCTGTATGTACTCCACAAACTTCCGTCCAGCGTATCCATAATGCTCCTGGACCACGCTGCTGACATAATGGCCGTCCTCAATCAGAGGTCCGTCAATGGCGATCTCGATCACTCGGTTCTTAGAACCACCGCCGGAGTTTACCTTTGTGATCGGTTCCTCGCCTGTAAAGATAAAACTGTTCTTCCAGGTCTTGGTATCTTCCACTCCGCCATAGGCCCTGGCACGGCCACGATCCACACCTTCCGTGATCTGGTAGATCAGCTGGTCGAAATTCCCCTGCCATTTATCCTTTATGGTCTGCAGCTCATCTCCGGCAAAAGGGATACTGCATAAAAATGCGGCATTGCGCATAATGGCGTTCTTTGTCATGTTCATGGTCTTTACCAGGCCGCCCATTTTGGGATTGCCCCAGATGGACATTGCCACCATGAGCGCTACTGTCTTTCCGGTTCCGGTCGTTCCCCATAAATGCAATACAAACGGCAATACCTTAAGAGGTTCCAGAAGCACGGAAGCAAAGCTGGCGGCCATCATCATGCGCAGGGGTATATTTTTACGCAGATCCCTGCAAAGTGTCTTCCAGGCACCAAAATCGCCTTTCTGGGCCACATTCCGGAAGATCACCTCATAGTCCATATCTCTCTCATACCGGATATCCTGGGCATAGGGCGTAAAGCTGCTCCCCACCCATCCAAGGCGGTTGATGGATTTTTTGGGTTCCAGGGTAGCCGGGTTCAGTCCAACACAGTCTGAGATATAGCGCACCAGGCTCTTTGCGTTATCACTGGTCACCTCGATCCCGAACTGGCTGAGCGCGTCCACGATCTTATTGGCATTGGCGCACACGGCCCTGTCAACCGTGATCTTCTGCCAGGTGGCTGACTTAAAATATGCCAGGGAAATGCGCTCCTGGGCCGTATCCACATTTTTTAAGATCTCCACCGGAAGGATCGGGTGGCTGCAGGCGTAATAGGCAACCGGCATGGCATTCTTGTCGTAACGGACGGTCTTTACCCCCATATCCGTTGCCTCCCATTCCCCACAGTTAAGCTCTATGGGCTGGTCCGTAAACCGTGTCACTTTCCCCGTCTGCTTCTGTCTCTGGGAATAGTCCAGGACAAACGCACGGTACAGATTGTTAAACTCTGGCCTGCGCTTCAGCTTCCCTGCTTCTTTCCGCAGTGCCTCCACGTACTGGGTCCGCTCCACGTTATCCTCAATCTCAAAGATCTGGTAAAATATCTCATCCGGGAACGGATCCAGGCCAGACAGCTTAGATATACCAGCTAATAACTCGTCCTTCGACTTTTCCAATCTCTTTCACCACCTTCTTATCGGCATACACTTCTTCCGGGCAGTCCTTAAGGCACCCCAGCAGATACTCCACATAGGTCAAGTTGCCAAGCCCTTCCCAGAAATGTTCATTGCGCTCCCTGACAGCCTCACAGAGCAGTCCTCTGTACACGGTCAGCCATTTTACCGCCTCCTGCACAAACTGCCCTAATTCCCGCTTATAGCGCCTCCTCTTGTCTGCTTCCCGCTTTTCCCTATAGGTCACCGGCTCATTGACTGGCACCCCGTAAGCCTGCGCCAGCTGCTTTGCGGCTTCATAATTACTGATCCCGTAATAGGCCGCCACAAACTTGATCTGGTCACCACCGGAACCGCAGACAAAACAGTAATACCCTTTTCCATTGGGATAGATCTTCATGGAAGGATGGGTATCCTTATGGAACGGACAGAGGCATTTTCCGTTTAAAATATGCAGGCCGCAGTATTCCACGGCCTGCTGCATACTTACTGCATCTTTTATCCTGCTGTAAAGCTCCGGATCACATGAACGGGATGCCTTCATCACCTGCGCCCTCCGGAATATTCATGAAACCATCACCCACAGGAGACGGTGTTTCTGCCGGCTTCTGTACCGTGCCTTCCGGAAGCAGATCATCCTCTGGTACCTCCGCATCTGCCAGACCCGCCACGCTGCGGATCTGCCACAGTTCTGTAACGATAGGGCGGTTTCCGTTCTCTGCCTCATACTGCCTGCGCCGGAAAATTCCTCCAAATTTCTTTCCTGCCAGTGTTTTTTCATTGTTTTCCTTATCCCACTGGAAAGTAAAATTATTCGAACGCTCAATGGAAGTGATGATCCCCTTGAACCAGGAAAGTCCTTTTCCTTCCATGTTCTGTTTAAACACACCACGCCATTTTGCGTCAGCACTGTTCTGGGCCTTGTCCGCATTAAAGAGCTTCTGGAAAAAGTCTTTCTGCTCTCCCTCTGCTACATCAAACAGGATCACAAACTGCTTATTTCCGTTCTTGGATGTCTGGGTTGCTACCTGTTTGATCACACACACATACTTTCCTTTTGGCAGCTGCTGGGATTCCCCTGTATAAGCTGCTGCCTCATCATATCCTGCTGGTTTCTTTATCATGACTTTGTATCCTCCTTGGTCTTATGTTTTTCCCATCCATAAAAATCCCGGATGGTATCATCTACTAATTTCAAGTTGTTTTCGATCTCCGGTTCCGGGAACATCTCTTCCGGAGTCTTTGTGATATCGGATCCGTCCGTAACCGTCCGGAAGAAATGGTTCCCATTTTCACTCATGCAACGGATGCAGATCGTGACCATGCCTTCTAGGCACACTTTCCGGTCCAACTGCTTGCCAATGGTCCTGAGACGTGAGATACCAAAATCGTCCGTATCTTCGTGGAACATGATGTAAACGATCTTGTCCGGAGCTGTCACATCCGTCTTGATCCGTTTCACCAGACCATACATGGCATCCGCAATGTCATCGTACATCTCAAAGGATGCATTTCCCTTCTTATTCCGGTGCTGTGACATGAAAAGATGCGTCATAATATACCCCGCATCATCGATCACGTAAGTCTTTTCCGGGTTCTGGTTGATCGTTGTAATGATCCGGTTGATATCATCACTGCATCCTGTCTTCTTAAAGCGCTTCTTAAACGGCAGTTCCTTCCGCTCCGTATTCAGAAGCACGATCTCATCCTCATCAAAAAACTTAAGGCTGCGGCTCTTCCCGCTTCCGGATTTTCCATAGATCAATACTGGTAATCCCATAATATCCTCCTTAATACGGCAGCGTCTCTGCCGCCGCTTCTGTTTCCTGCTCATCTTTCTTTGGAAGCCAGTCATCCTCAAAGAAGTCCAGCCCTCTTAAGTACCGGAATATGGTATCCTCCGCCTTTTGAGGAACCTTTACGATACTGATCCAGTAGATCATTGTCTCACTCTTAAAATAGAGCGTAGAACCGGTAGGAGAAACACTGGGTCTTCCGGGCATATGTTCCATACCCACTTCAAGCTCTGCCAGTGACATCATCCCTGCTGCATAGGATTGCAACACAGTAATATAAGACCTGTCACTTTTACTCTGGTAAATGGACAGCTCATGAGGCGTACTGTAAAAAGCCAACGGCACTTCGCACGCAAAATCCTTTGCTTCTTTCCACTGATCATAAGGATTCTCATATCTTATCTGGTACTCCATCTTGAGATTTTTCTCTTCCAGATGATACCTATAACAAGTCTCTTCTTCCGGCATATCACCGATCAGTTCCACAATGGCTGCTTTAAACTTACTGGTAGCATAAACACTTTCTACCCACACGCCCCAAAGGCTCGTATGTACCAGAAAATGCCCTTTTACATTTCCAATGATCAACCCGCCGGATGTTTTCAGGGCGGACTTCATAGCTTTCTTAAACTCACTTATCTTCAGAAACATTTCTGTTCTCCTTTTCTCTCGCTTCATTCCTGCGCTTGCTGTCCTCAATGTTAAGGTGGATATAATCCAGCACGATCTCCATTTCTTCATAGCTCAGGCTCACAGCACCGGTCACCATTGTCTTTGCCACCTTGGCCGCGATCTCCATCAACACGGACATGCGGTATGGTACGATCTTTCCATCAGATGTCATCAGCGTATCCTCAGACTTTCCCCGCGTGGCTCCAGGTGCGCCCATTCAACGGCTTTATTCTCTAACAGTGTCCGGATTGCCTCGTTATTCGGCACCGGAGGCTGCGGGATCAGGAACCTTCCCGGAATGTCTTCCAGAAGCCCGTCAATGACCAACGGCTGCAAACCACCATTTTTCTGAATATTGAAACTGAACAACGCTGTCTTAAACTTTGTCTTGCCCATTTCCCGCATGTTGGCTTCCAGGTTGTTCTTTAAAGCCTGCTGACGGTTCTCCAGCGCCTTCCGTCTGGCAGCCAGGCGGCCTTCCTCTGCCCTTAAAGCTTCAATATCTGCCTTCATTCCCATAATGATCTTGGCGTACCCATCCGCTTTATCTTCAATCTCGCCCCAAAGACCTTCCATTGTATCCTGAAAAGTCTGCTCATCCACTTCCGGATCATATGCCAGTTCCTGCAGCGCAAGAAACTGTTCTGTTAATTCATAAAGCTTCATCTTGCATTTCTCCTTCTCCCTCCGTATAATGAGGGTGTACAATTTTTTCTTTTGGACCTATCGCAGTTGCAGCTGCCTAGGTCCTTTTTTATGTAATCTCTGCATGCCTGTAAGCGGCTTCTTTCCATACACCGTTTCTTCTTGATGCAGGTACCACACTGGTCTTTCCACACAGCCATCACAGCACCTGGACCGCAAGCGCAGCCCCAAGCATCATCAGGACCACCGCCCAGATACCACCTGCAACAACTATTTCAGTAATCCTTACCCAGTCCACTGACTCCTTCTTTGGCCTGGTTGCCTGCACTGCCACATAGGACAGCTCCATGCCGGTCTGGCCGTCATAGTTCTTGATCTTTGCCATTGTTTTTCTCTCCTTTCCTGACCTTTATTCATATCCTGGTACACTGGATCCGGTAATCTGCTTTAACTTCTCCGGATAGATCTTGTACCGCCACGTCTTAGTCCCCGTCTTTTGAGGACTTAATACCATTCCCAAGTCCATGCTTCCATTACGCATGTACTTTCTTACGGCCGCTGCCGACAGCCCCAGGAACGGAGCTGCATCTTCTGGTGAAAGATATCGTTTTTCCATGTAAACACCTCCTACTCCAACAGATCTTCAATCTGGCTCCAATGGCAGATCTTCTGTAGTTCTCTTTTTAAACTTATTTTGAATTTCCTGCTTTGAAACCGGAACCCCAACAAGTTTTACATAAAACCGCTCTCGACCACTGGTATAGGCTACTCCGCATTCTTTAAACTTCTTGTCATATCGTAAAAAGGCCATTCTTTTACTTGGCGCATTCATATAAAGCTTAAAGTTTGGTAAAGAGTCCGGCCAGACTAAATACATGCAATCCTTTCCGCCATAATCCAATTCAGCATCAATTAACCAGTCGACTGTTCTTTCAAAAACCTTTGAAAGCTTCTCTAAATCGTCCAGATCAATTCTGACCTTCACGTTCTCAATTCCAACCAGCCGATGTTCCTTAATGCCAGCAAGCTTAGCAAGTTCCTTCTGCGTTATGCCCTTTTCTTTTCGGGCTTTGACAATGTTATTTGCGATGTCGCAATAAAAATCAAAGCCAATATGTTCCAAACTATCTGACTCATAAAAACGCATCTATCTCACCCCTTTTCATTCCTAATTCTCCGTGTTACAATTTCTCTATCAAATTCACAATACGGAGGTGCTTATGAGCAACAAAAACCACAAACCTATTATCACGCCTGATTTACTTCCTAAAATTTCTTCAGATATTACCGATGATTCTTTAAAATACTTATCCAGCAAACAACAGCAAGCTGATTTTAAGAAATCTAATGCCTACAAAAAATATGTACAACCTGTTCTTGATCGTGAAAAAGTTCTTAAAAAGCAGCAGCGTTCTGAATGGTTTTGGAATAAATTTCTTCCTCTTTGTAATTTTTCTCTTGCTCTTATTGCCGCTGTTACCGGAATACTTGCACTAATAATGAAATAATATTTATTCCCATAGACAACCCGACCATGATAATCAAGCAATGGGTTCTCCTAGCAGCTATTTCTGCCATTGCAGCCGCATATCCATTAATTTCATTTTTTTCATGCTCTTCCACTTCTCTCACCTCCTACTCCAACAACTTCTCAATTGGTACTCCCAGGTAGTCTGCTACTTTCTGGACTTTCCGAATACCGGGCTCATTGTCATTCCATTTGCTAACACTGCGATTAGAAAATCCAAGATCCCTTTCAAGGCGCCAAATGGAAATTCCCTTTTGATCACAAAGCTTTTTTACATTGTCGTATATCACGGTTTCACCTCCTTGTGCTATGATGTACATGCAGGCCTAACACCTCCGCGAGAGGGAGGTGAATGCCATAAAGAAAAAATATACCTGTTCAGCTGAAGAGGTCCAAACTCTTTTAGCTAAAGGATATAGACTTTTGTCCATGTCCTATTTCATAGGAGAAGACAGTCCTGCGCTGTATATCCTGGCTAAGTAATTAGCCCGTCACCCGTAAACAAGCTTGTAGGTCTGCATGTATTCCACCGTATTCGCTGTACGGTGGAATTTTTATGGGCTGGGATTTCATCCCATGTACTTTGTTAGAGAAAATATTCTCATTCCTATATTGACTTTTGTGAGAAAATATTCTATTATACAAATAGGCAATATGAATATATTCTCTTATATCCAGTCTTTTAAATTGGCGTTTATCGACTGATAATCATTGTACGAGAATGTTTTCTCTTTACACTCCCTACTATACGAGAATATTTTCTTTTTGTCAATACTTTTTTCGAGATTTTTTTCTCGTATTTGAAAGGGGACTATT